TTCTACGAGAAGTACGAAGAGGTAAAGGTTCATGGCTAAGGTCTTGCGATGGGAAGTTCCCATCAACGGCAAAGACGTCGTCATCAAGGACATGATGGGGCGCCATACCGGCATCGTCAACCTGGTGGACCTCGGGCCGTTCAAGAATCCGTATCTGGAGTTCTGGACCTACGATCCGGAGGACTTGGTGGCGAAGTGGTCTTCGACCTTTCGCGCCTTTACCACCGGTGTCGAGATTCCCGAGGGATATCGAATCGTCGGCTCCTCCAACCGAGTCAACGATCAGGTCTACCATCTGTTCGAGAAGGCGGGATGAGTGTCAGGATTGACGTCTGCGGACGCAACAAGGCTCAGTCGGTCGATCGACGATCTCCGACGAGTGGTGGACACCCAGAACAAGCTCCTGACGGCGCAGACGAAAGCATTCTCTGCCTTGAATGGGACGCTTACCAGACTGCTCGAGCTCCAAGAGCAGATCAGAAGAGACGGTCTCGTCGCGGACCAAGGTGGGTCTGATGAAGAAAACACGTCTTAGAGTGACCTACAATCCATCACTTTAGGAGCCGCAATGCAGCTCTACGAGGCCGTTGCCAAGATGGCCGAACTCGTCGAGACCCGCTACGCGGATTTCCTCAAGTGCTACCGGATCGAAGACTCGCCGCTGATCAAAGCCACGTACATCGTACTGTGCTACGAATCGGCATACGACGAGCTCTACGAGACCGGACAGCACGAGGACTTCCGTCGCGCGTTCAACACGATGAAGGCCCAGTTCAGAGACAACAACCACGTCGAGATCACCGCAAAGCTCATGTCCGAAGTCTGGAACCAGTAGTCGAGCTCCCTAGTCTCTCCCATTACAGAGGCTAGGGGTCTTGTCTACATATTACACCTCCTAAGATAGAGATCACTCACAAGGAGGAATGCAATGACGTTCTACGCCATGATCGGACTCGTCGCGACCTACTGGTTCGTCTTCTACTACGCAAGAAACACGAAGAAGGTGAACAACCAGGTCCGAGAGTACGTCGAGGCCAAGAAAGCCGAGCGCAAAGCCGCCGCAAGGAGATAGTCCCTAAAGATCATATTCGCCATAAACAGCGGGTATGGTCTTGTGAAAATTCCCGAGGGGTATATCCATGGAGAAGTGGGATCGTGGCCGAAGACATCTGCTACCACGACGAGGCAACCCTGGCCAAGGTCAAACACGCGCTGGTAACCGACGTACCGCTGTCCGAAGAAGATGCGGACTGGGCGATTACGGCCTTGATCAACCGGGGCATACTGTTCCGAGAAAAACTTCCCTATATCTAATACACATGCTATATGAAGGGAGGTAACACCGTGAAGATGTTCCAAAAGGTCAACCGAAAGACCGCCAAGTTCCGACACAACCTCGCTCGAGTAATCGAAGAGAACCCCGGCCAAGCCGTTGTCGTATTCTCGGGGCTCATCGCAGGCACTGCCAAACTATTGGACAGTTCCGCGAAGCACCGAAATGCGCGCACCGACGCCAAGGCTCAGAAGGTTCACGCGAGAGAGATCCGTCGTCGCGAACTCAAGGACCGCGCAGACTACGGTCGTCGTCACCGCTACTAAACCCTACCCCCTAATCAGCTAAACAGCTGGTTAGGGTCTTGTGGAAAGGAAAGCTATGGGCCAAAGGCTCGACAAGTGCAAGGCGCACTTCAAGCGAAACAGAGATCGCTACACGTGCGCAGCTCTCGGTATTGCCGCAGGTGCTACTGCAGTGTACCTGGGCAATCGATTCGAGTACCTAGGCGACGCGCAGTAAAAACACACTCTAGAGTGAGAACCATGTATGGACTTAGCCTTGTGCGGTCTGAAGACTTAGCCTTGTGCGGCCTTCCTGCTTAGCCTTGTGCGGCAGCATACATGGTTCTCGCTTTGTGACCATCTAAAAGGAGCAACATGCCACGTCCGTTGACCAGCAAGTTCTCCATCGCAGACGGCTACGGTCGCCTGCCTGGAAACATCACGATCGAAGACGCCCAGTTCTGGGGCCGTCCGAATTTCGCCGGTGAGATCGACCGGTTCAAGAACACCTCTCGCACGTTCAACGTCATCCTCACCAGCGAGGTGGCCGAAGAGCTTCGCCGTCAGGGATGGCTCGCAAAGACGCTCATGCCCCGCAACGACGAAGAGGAGGAACTGTCCTTCCTCAAGGTCAACTCCGACTTCTGGTTCACCAAGGGCCACGAAGGCGACATGGACTACGAACAGGGTCCCGACATCTGGATCATCCAGGGCGAGCAGCGCGAGAAGCTCACCTCCAAGACCTGCCCGCTGCTGGACAAGGCGCGGTTCGAGGTCGTCGACATGGAGATCCGTCCGTACGAGTGGGACAAGGAAGACAACCCCGGTCGGTTCACCGCAAGACTGCAGACGTTGGTCGCCGTGATGCGACCCAACATGCTGTCCGAGAAGTACGGCAATCTGGCCTGAGGGCAGCTAAAACACCTCTTAAAGTGCAGATACGCGCACCCAGGAGGGAAGATGTCCCGACGCAAGAAGCATACCGATCAGGGATTCGTGGACGATACGTTCAAGATGTTCATAGCCCTGTTCCTGATGGCCTTGATAGGAAAAGTCCTATTCAGGGATGCAACGTAACATGCGCCGACTTGGTCTCGTGGAAACACGGGATCAGGTCTTATTCAGGGGAGATCATGGACAAGCAGATGTTCTTCACCACCCCGGTGGAGGCCGTTCGAGTGACCACAGCCAACCTGGAAGAGGTGGCCAAGTGGTGCGGCGGACGTGTGTTCAAGAGCGAGCGCAAGGACAACCCCGGAGTCTACGACTCCTACATCTGGGTGCCGACGCCGAAGGGCAAGAACTACAACACGGCATATCCCGGATCGTACGTGACCCGCCGCGTGACCATCAACTCCTCCGGTGTCGCAAAGGAGCAGTGGGCGGTGTTCCGGCGAGACTACTTCGACCAGAACTACTTCGTCAACCCGCAGGAGGCCACTAGCAAGGTGCTGTGCGCCTCTGTGAGCGCCTTCGATGCGCGGAACGAGTTCCGGTCTACCTAACGAGGCTGAGGCCTTGTAGGAGAGCTGTAGGGCCCCTATGCGGGCCTTACAGTTTTCTACACGTCCTATAGTGGATACAGAGAGGAGGAATCCCCATGGCACTCGCAAGTAGTCCAAAAGGGCTAATTTGGGTCTAAAACACCCATTTTAGTCTTTTTCGGACAAATAGGGACAAAAAGTGATATAATTTACACATTGCATAATGATACCCAATCAACCTCAAAGATAAGGAACTTCAATGTCCAAGATCGCCGTTACCATCGCCGCGTTCGCCGCCATCGTCGTTGCTCCCACTGCTGCATACGCAGGATACGCCTACAGCGAGATCAAGAACGAGACCCCCCAGGTCCAGCTTGCTCCCGTCACCAGCGAGTCCTCGGATGTCATCAAGAAGAGCATCGACATGTGCCTGGCCGAACTCGACGGTGGGAACCAGCTGTCCGAGACTTGCAAGCTCATCATCACGAGCCTGAACAAGTAATCACCAATCAAACCTAGCCCCCTAACACGGGGCAATGGTTTCTGTTTTGCGTTACCAATGTTGCTGATGTGACGGATGGGATTACACGCTACACATTTTTGTTTTTGTGTAAATGTTACGTGTGATGATGGTGGTGTTCTAGGTGCGCGTGTTGTTTATGAGTCAGGTGATGTCCGAGTGAATGGAGTGATAGAAGTAAAGTCATTTCCCGCAAATACCGTGTTGCCGCCTGGTAGATTTCGGTCTGGTCTTGTAGAAACGCGTAGCCTTAAAACTCTCTGACCTGCATGTATATCTTTCTATTACACATTTACTCATTTTTTAAAGAAGAAGAAGAAGAAGAAGAAGAAGAAGAAGAATAAAAATACAGAAATTTACAGTAGAGCTAATAACCTTTTTTTTGTGCGATTTTTGTGTAGTGGCTTCCGGCAGCAAAAACACGTGTCATTATGAAGGCACCTACTATGTCTCTGAGAGGAGACCAAGATGTTCGCACTTCTACTGATCCTCATCGCCCCGATCGCCACCTGGTTCGCCGTTAAGGAGTTTGGCCCTGCCAACCTCTTCAAGCGGATGCTCACGTGGTTCGGGTTGACCTGGATCGTAGAGCTCGGCATCATGCTCACCATCATCACGTAGTTCTAGCACTTCAACCCAAAGCCCTGCCCCTACATGGGGTTAGGGTTTCTGTGTATAGGAGATCTCATGACGTGGCAAAAGGCAGAACCCACCTGGACCTACGGTGAAATGGTCGCCGTACTCGACTCCATCGTCAAGTCCAACAACTGTACCACTTGGAAACTCGAGGCTCTCGAGGCGCTAAAGGTCCGAATCCGCCAAGAGAAATTCCAACCCTCACACATCAAGCCGAAGATGCTCAGGTCTGTCGACAAAGTGATCTATAAGATTTACAGAGGAAAGATCCACTGATGTTCGAACTCTTCCCTCATCGTAACATAGCATCCCTGCACTTCAACCCAAAGCCCTGCCCCTACATGGGGTTAGGGTTTCTCACGCTGAAGGGGCCATAGAGGCCTCTAGCAGCCCCGTAGAGACGATTAGGTACATAGACCTATCCAATCACACCAGATCAGAACTTGATCTTGTTAGAAAGGCGTACAGCGTGTTCGACCTGTTCGATCACCAGATTGACGCGCTAAAGCGTCTAAACAACGGCTCTGTCCTGGTCGGCGGAGTGGGTAGTGGTAAGTCTGTAGTGGCCCTCCAGTACTTCAAGAAAGCTGCTTATGGGAAGAAAGTGGTTGTAGTGACCACTGCTAAGAAGAGAGACACCGGTGAATGGTTCAAAGACGCAGCAATGGTCGGACTTGGTGCCGAGCTCGAGGTAATCAGTTGGAACGGCATCCTGAACTGTCAGGCCGATCGCGACACATGCTTCATATTCGACGAGCAAAGGGTCGTTGGGTACGGCGTCTGGACCAAGGCCTTCCTCGAGATCACGAAGCACAATCCCTGGCTTCTACTGTCTGCCACCCCGGCAGACGCATGGATGGACCTGGTGCCGGTGTTCATAGCACACGGCTACTTCAAGAACAAGACGCAGTTCTGCAACGAGCACGTGCAGTGGTCTCGCTTCGCGAAGTTCCCAAAGGTCGAGCGCTACGTCAACACGGGAATCCTCGAGACGTATCGTCGACGGATCTACGTGGAGATGCCGTACAAGAAGCCAACCGAGCGTCACGACCACGTGGTGCAGGTGGGATTCGACCAAGACGAACAGCGCATGATCTGGACGGAGCGGTGGAACATCTACGAAGAGGAGCCCATAAAGGACATGGGTGAAGTAGTTCGCCTCCTTCGCAAGTCCGCCAACTCTCACGACTCGCGATATCTCAAACTGGTGGACATCTGCAGCGAGCACCCGCGAGTCATCGTGTTCTACAACCACAACTACGAGCTAGACATCCTCCGAGGCCTGGCAGAAGACCTCGACTACACTGTAGCGGAGTGGAATGGCCACAAACACGATCCATTGCCGGACACCGAAGAATGGGTGTACCTGGTTCAGTACCAAGCTGGGTCCGAAGGCTGGAACTGCATTACAACCGACACTGTGGTGTTCTACAGCCTGCCCTACTCCTACAGGAACTACGAACAGGCCAAGGGACGAATCGATCGACTGGACACGAAGTACGTAGACTTGCACTACTACATCTTCAAATCCAAGGCCATCATCGACACGGCCATCTGGCGGAACCTCATGCGGAAGAAGAACTTCAACGTGACCGCCTTCAAGAAAAACATGTCCTATAGTGAAGTACCCACACAACCACCTATACCCATAAGGGGTCAGAATGCTCACCAAGCGTAACGTCGGAATCGTCGCAATCATCATTGCCGCGATCGCCGGACTCGCCGCTTACCTGAACGCTCGCGACAACTAACGAGTCAGTTGGGGTGGGGTAGAAAAAGACTCTAGTCACTACAAGTGATTAGAGTTTTGTCCCGCAGGAAAAACACGTATTATTATGAGGGAGCACTTGCTATGTCCGTAATACGGTCCTAGCAATACATCCCTCACACCTTTTTTCTGGAAGGAGGACAGATGAAGGAAGCACAGTACCAGAGCGAACTGATCGATCGTATCAAGACTCGCCTACCGGGCTGTATCGTCATGAAGAACGACTGCAACTACCTGCAGGGCGTACCTGACCTGACCGTACTCTACCAAGCCAAGTGGGCCCTTCTTGAGGTCAAGGCCACGGAGAAGTCCAAAGAGCGCCCCAACCAGCGTCACTACATCGACAAGGCCTCTGTGTACTCCTTTGCCTCCTTCATCTACCCCGAGATCGAGGAGCAGGTCTTGGAAGATCTAGTAAGACACATGGCAGCCTAGTGCTTAACTTCAACTACCACCCCAACTTCATCGGGAAGCATGCGTTTCTAGGTGCAAGCAAGTATCACTGGGTCAACTACGACATGGCCAAGATGGAACACACCTGGAACAATCACTTTGCTGCTGCAAAGGGAACACGCCTGCATGGTATCGCGAAGGATCTAATCCTGGAACGAATCAGGCTACCGAAGAACGACAAGAGTTTCAACTCCTACGTCAACGACGCCATCGGTTTCCGCATGACACCGGAACAACTGTTGGTGTACAGCGACAACTGCTTTGGAACTGCCGATGCAATCTCGTTCAACAAGAACGTGCTGCGCATCCACGATCTGAAGAATGGCACCTACCGTGTCAACGGCTTTCAGTTGGACGTGTACGCCGCGTTCTTCTGTCTCGAGTACAAGATGAATCCGTACGACATCGAGATGCACCTTCGGGTGTACCAGAACGATGTGCCTTACTACGAGCATCAGGGTGACCCCGAGTGGATCAAGGCCATCATGGACAAAGTCGTAGCATTCGATCGTAGAATCGAGGCAATGAAGGCGGTGATGATGTGAGCGAAGAGGAAGACGGACTATACCACTACGGAATCAAGCGTAAGTCCGGTCGTTACCCATGGGGTTCGGGCAAGGACGAATACCAGCGAAGCAGGGACTTCAAGGGTCTCATCGCCGACCTCAAGAAGCGTGGACTCTCTCAGACCGAGATTGTCAAGGCGCTGGACATCAAACCCGACGAAGAGGGCAACGCATTCTCGCTGACCAATCTGCGAGACACTACCACCGTTGCTCAGGAAGTCATCATTCGCGAACAGACGTTTCGCGCACGCCAGCTAAAAGAGAAGCAGTGGTCCATCAAGGCCATCGCCGAAGAGCTGGACATTCCAGAGCCTACGGTGCGTTCTCGTCTCAAGGAGAGCGAAACCGAGAAGAAGAAAACTCTGGAAGCAACTGCAGACTTCGTTCGTGAACAGGTGAACAGCAAGAAGATCGTAGACATCGGCAAGGGCAACGAGCACGAGCTCGGAATCAGCCCCGAACGCATGCGTGCCGCAATCTCGATCCTCAAGGACGAAGGCTACAAGACCCACGTCATTCAGCAGCCTCAGCCCGGTTCTCGCCACAAGACCAATCAGTTGGTCATGGTGGAGCCTGGTGTTTCGTGGGCTCAGGCTATGAAGATGAAGGGTGAAGTGCAGTCTCTGGGTGGCTACACTCTGGACAACGGCATCACGTGGCAGAACATCCACCCGCCTCTGAGCATCAGCTCCAAGCGATTGGCAATCAAGTATGCCGAAGAAGGTGGAACCGAGCGAGACGGTGTTGTATACGTCAGGCCCGGTGTTGCAGACCTCGCCATGGGTAAGAACAAGTACGCTCAGGTCCGAATCGCAATTGATGGAACACACTTCATCAAGGGCATGGCCATTCAGTCGGACGATATTCCAGCGGGTCACGATCTGCTCTTCCACACCAACAAGTCGGTAGAGAAGGGCAAGATGGGCGTCCTGAAGCCCATGAAGACGGTTTCCAAGACCGACGACACGATCGATCAGGACAACCCGTTCGGAAGCACGATCAAGAAGCAGATCACTACGATCGACCCTGCAACAGGCAAGCGCAAGGTCACATCGGCGATCAACCTGGTCTACGAAGAGGGCGACTGGGACACGTGGGGAAACTCACTGCCCAGCCAGATGCTGTCCAAGCAGCCCCACACCCTCATCAAGTCCCAGTTGGACCACACGCTCAAGGTCAAGCAGGAACAGATCGACAGAATCAACTCGATCACCAATCCCGTGCTTCGCAAGAAGCAGTTGGAGAAGCTGGCCGATCAAATCGACTCCGAAGCTGTGGATCTCAGAGCTGCAGCCATGTCGGACAGACAACGCACGCAGGTAATCATCCCTATTCCAAAGATGAGCCCACAAGAAGTGTACGCACCAAACTTCAAAACGGGCGAAAGCGTTGTCTTGATTCGGTATCCACACGCTGGAAGATTCGAAATTCCAGAACTTGTGGTGAACAACAACAACCGAACGGCTAAAGCCCTTCTTGGGAATGCTGCAGACGCAGTGGGAATTCACCCTAAGGTAGCAGCAAGACTTTCGGGTGCAGACTTCGACGGTGACACCGTTGTTGTGATTCCCAATCCAACGGGTAAGATCAAGGGTGCCAATTCGCTAGGTCGATCCACCCAGGAATTCGACAAAGCACTGGCAAACTTCGATACCAAGGCAGAATATGGCGGGTTCATCCAGAGCGGCGTAGACGCAAAGGGTGACAAGGTTGGCAACTTCAAGCTGATGAAGAACACTGGTCAGCAGATGGGCATGATCACCAACCTGATTACCGACATGTCTGCACAGGGTGCAAAAACGGGACACATGATCCGTGCAGTAAAGCACTCCATGGTAGTGATCGATGCTGAGAAGCACGAGTTGGACTACAAGAGAAGCGAACAGCAGAACGGCATCTCTCAGTTGGCCAAGATCTACCAAGGCAAGGACCGTCCTGGTGCAACTACCCTGCTGTCCTTGGCTACTTCTCAAGAGTACATCAACGAACGTAAGGCTAGGCCTGCTGCATTGGGTGGTGCAGTAGACAAGGTCACTGGTGAGCGTATGTACGTGGACACCGGTAAGTCCAACAACAAGTTCGACAAGAAGACCGGTACGTACATCAAGGACGAGAAGGTAATGAAGCAGGAAAGGGCAGCAAAACTGTCCCTTACCACCGATGCCCACACCTTGGTCAGCAAGAACGCCTCACCAGTAGAGCTCATGTATGCGGACTTTGCGAATTCAATGAAGGGCCTCGCAAACAAGACACGCCTACAGTCGCTCAATGTACCCCGCCCCAAAACAGACCCCCGTGCCAAGAAAGAGTACGCGGCAGAAGTGGATAGTCTGGTAAGCAAACTGAGAGAGGCCGAGCGCCAGAAGCCTATGGATAGGCAAGCCCAGGTGATTGCAAACCAGATCATTAGGCAGAAGCGTCAGGAAGACCCCTCTCTACGGTACGACCAGGATCGCATGAAGAAGGTCGAAAGACAGACCCGTGATGGTGTAAGGGCACGTATGGGGCTAAAGAAGACCGACTTTGAGATTACGGACCGTGAATGGGACGCCATTCAGGCAGGTGCTGTTAGTGCGGACCGTTTCAAGAAGATCCTTGACACAGGCCGTGTCCCAGAGAAGCGTCTCTTCGAATTGGCCCTACCACAGGCTAAGCCTACTATGACCCTTGCTATGACGGCTCGTGCTAAGAGCATGGCTAATGCAGGTATGACTACTGCTGACATTGCCCTTGCTCTTGGTGTTAGCCCCTCCACAATCAAGGGCGCCCTCAAACCTAAGGATCAGTGATGGCCATCACCATGCTGTCATTGGTATCGAATCCTCACGATCCATTCAAGGACTTCCTGTCCTGGTGGCACTACGATCGTGATGAAGGCTTCGATACAGCAGGATTCTTGGCTCGTTGCGTCTCTACATCGAGTGAACTGAGCGAATCGGACCAAGAACTAGCCGTTGAACAGGCCATCGACGACATTCTAGCGAACCCAGCGTTCGATGGATTGTACAAGAAGGTCTATCGGCACGCATCAGACGCTGCTTGAGCACAATTCAAGCATGGGGGGAGGGGGGTCGCCTAAAAACCACCCCCTTCCCTCTTCGCGGCCCTCCCAAAAATTTCCCCGGAGGGATATTCCATTTGAACTTTTACCCCGACGGATTGGAGGGGAGATGAACGATGAGACTAACGGGCCTTCGGGAACTGATCCCAATGTTGACGGGAGCCCTGATCACGATCCAGGAACTGCGGAAGAGCCCGCCGGACGGAGCGACGCTGGCTCTGGGAGTGGGACTAATGGCCGGCACCGGGGTAGTAGCGCGCCGGAACGGATCAAGTGGGCCGGAGTAGCCGGTGCTTTCGTCACCGTCGTTATTCTCCTGGCTCAGATGTACGGGATCGTAACAGGCAACGAAGAAACTACCAACAAGATCATCGAGAAGACTGAACGTATTCCCGCTGTCGTAGACAAAGCGCAGGAGCTGGGAGATGCATTCAAGGACCTTCAAGACCAGATCCAGGACATGCCGACTCCGGTCAACACAACGATCGTACAGCCAGGTACGCCGGGAGCTCCTGGTAAGCCAGGTCAGGTTGTTACGAGCCCGCCTCGCACTGTGGTGGTCACAACGGCGGCTCCAGCGACTCCAGGCCCGACTGTCACGGTCTCCCCAAGTCCAAGACCGACGTGCGGAACGTCACTTCTAGGTGCCTGCATTGTACCTTAGAAGGGGGTGAAACCCATTCCGAAGTTGCCAGAACGCCCCTCAAGGAATCCAGAAGATATTCCAAAGAGGATGCCGCCTGCAAGATCTAGGGCCAGAAGAGCCCAGCAGCTGGTCAGTTTGGCCGAGGGACTCGTCGAAGAGCGACTTCGGAACGGTACAGCCTCCCCAACCGAGGTCTGCGCCGTGCTTCGTCTCGGTACCGAGATCGAACTGGCCAACATCGAACGGATCAAGATGCACACCGAGTACCTCGCGGCTCAGAAGGCGAAGGCCGAGTCCGAGACGGTGCGCGAAGAGATGTTCAAGGAAGCAATGGAAGCGATGAGTCGCTACCAGGGAGGTCCTGCGGAGTGATCCGAACATATTCCGAGCTGGCTAAGCGCACTACGCTCGAAAGCCGGTTCGCCTACCTCAAGTTGAGCGGCGAGATCGGCGCAGCGACCTTCGGCTACGATCGTCCACTCAATCAGGCCTTCTATGCTTCGTACGAGTGGAAACGTGTTCGCGACTACGTCATCGTTCGCGATCAAGGCTGTGACCTGGGCATTCCCGGTTACGAGATCCACGACAAGGTGCTGGTTCATCACATGAACCCGCTGGGGAAGAACGATCTCCTCGATCGCCTTGGTCCCGAACTCGACCCGGAGTTCCTTATTTGCGTCTCACCAAGGACGCACAACGCCATTCACTACGGCGACGAAAGCCTACTACCCAAACCCTTTGTGGAACGCACCGCAGGGGACACCAAACTCTGGTAAGGAGCATATTCATGTCCGAGACTCCCCCCGAAGACAACCTCCAGGTCGCCGAGAACCAGGAAGCGGCCACCGCCAACGACGAACCTGCCGTGGCGGGCAAGATGTCTCCGGACGTCGTCATCACTCACGAGGTCGGCGAGCCCGTCGAGTCCAAGCCGGACGACGACTCGGTGGCCGACAAGACCGACTGCGACCCGGAGTCCGACGACCCGGTCGAGAACGCGAGCAAGGATGCGTAAGGGCGAGAAGGCCGCCGTATGGGCGCTCAACCGCGTAAAGTCCGAGGCATATCCGGCGATGTGCAAGCAGTTCGTCCGCCACAGCTTCGACGTTCCAAGCAAGTCTGGTTCCGCGCGCGAGTGTTTCAACGAGGCCAAGTTCAAGCACAAGCCCAAGGACATCAACGATACCCCTGGCTACGTACCGGCGTTCTTCGACACCGGTAAGTGGGGTCATTCGGTTCTCACCCTGGGCAAGGACAAGGACGGAAACCGCCTCGCCATATCCGTGGACGTCCAGGACAAGGACGGAGACGGTCGCAAGGAAGTTGGCGTCGTTCGGCTCAAGGACTTCCTCAAGTGGGGGCCGTTCCAGGGTTGGACCGAAGACTTCGACGGCGTCCGCGTATATTCTCCGCCCGCAACCAAGGCCCCCGAGAAGCCCAAGCCCACTCCCACCAAGAAGCCTGCTCCCGCGCCCGCGCGCAAGAGCACGAAGGTGATCGCAGCAGAGGTCATCCAAGGCAAGTGGGGCAACGGCGCCGAGCGCAAGGAACGACTGCAGAAGGCCGGCTACCCCTACGCGGCTGTGCAGCAAGAGGTTAACAACCTGCTCAACTAGCCCCTAAGGAGGGAAGACATGAGCAGCAGCATTCTCAACGATGTCAAGCACATGCTTGGTCTTCTCCCGACAGAGACGGCTTTCGACGGCGATATTCTGATCCACATCAACTCCGTGATGAGCACGCTCGCTCAGCTCGGCGTCGGTCCGGTAGTGGGATTCACCGTCATGAACGCCACAACCCAGTGGGACGAGTTCGTCACAGACGCCAGACTCCACCCGGTGAAGAGCTACATGTTTCTGCGGGTAAAGCTGTTGTTTGATCCGCCTCAGACTGGGTTTGCAATCCAAAGCATGGATCGACAGATCCAGGAACTGGAGTGGCGACTCAATTCGGTTGCGGACTACGAACTACCGAATGCTCAGTAACACGGCAACTCCCGTCCACTACGCTCGATTCCGCCAGCAAGTGCTGAGTGGTAAGATTCCGGTCTGTGAAGAGATCTCTTTGCAGATGAACCGGATCGACGCCGACATCGCCAACCCAGACTACTACTACGACGACCGGGCGATCGAAGGCTTCATCGAGTTCTGCGAAAAGGAGATGACGCTCACAGACGGCGGCGACGTCCACATGATGGATTCGTTCAAGTTGTGGGCCGAAGATCTCCTGGCTTGGTTCGTGTTCGTCGAACGTGAGGTCTGGGACAACGAGCTTGGTCAGTTCGTAACCAAGACGATTAAGAAGCGTTTGCGCGATACGCAG